CGGAGAATATAATGGCAGAAGAGAATGATTGGAGTACTGTAGAAGTATCCCAAGGTGAAGTAGAGTATGAAATTGAAGAGCCTGAAGTTAAACAGGAAGCTCAAGAAGAGATTAAAGAAGATGCAGTAGAAGTTGAAGAGCCTAAAGAACTTGAAGGAATTGAAACGGCTGGTGCAGAAAAAAGAATTAGGCAACTTGTTAAACAAAGAAAAGAACGAGAAGAACAAGTAGCATCTTTACAAATACAAAATGAAGAATTAAATAAAAAGTTATTGGGTAAAGAGAATGAAGTACAGAGTATGGGTAAGCGTACTCTTGCTATGTCAGAGAAACAGCTAACAGATAAGATAGCATTAGCAAGAGAAGTCTACCTAGAAGCATTTGATGAAGGAGAAAAAGAAAAACTTCTTAATGCTCAAGAAATGTTAAACGAAGCACAGGGTGATTTAAAAGCAGTCAATAGTGCTAAAGCACGTTATGCACAACAAGAACAACAAGTTGTGGAACAGCCAGTGGCACAACAGCAGCAGGTTCCACAGGCAGTGTCTGATCCTAAAGCAGAACAGTGGGCATCAGATAATGATTGGTTTGGTAAAGACAATGTAATGACTGCGGCTGCACTTGCTATTGATGCGGAGTTAAAGAATGAAGGATATGATCCAAGTGATAATGATTTTTATCAAGAGATTGATAACCGAATTAAAACGTCTTTTCCACATAAGTTTGAAGAAGACAAAGAACGTGTTCAGGAAACTACGTCAAGTCCTGCTCAAGTGGTGTCGGGGAGTTCTCGCTCTTCTCCGAGTTCTAGGAAAAAGATTAAGCTTTCGCAAGAAGACTTAAGACTTGCCCAAAAATGGAATATACCTCTTGAAACGTATGCCGCCCAAAAGCTTAAAGTACATCAAGCTGACGGCGATTATACAGATATAAAATAGTAGCGTGGAGAATAAAATGGATACAACACGAAATGAAACACGTAGTGACGCCCTACGAGAACAGAATCTACGAGAAGATCAGTGGACCTATGAGGAACCCGATGCCCTCACTATCCCAGAGGTAGTAAAAGCACGTTATGACAATGAGGGTATGGCCCTTCGTTGGCTGCGTATATCGTTAAAAGGTCAAGACGACATCACTAATGTTGGTAAGAAACAACAGGCAGGATGGATTTTCGTAACTCCTGATGAAGTTCCCGAAATGGCTGTTACATCCTTCGTAAGGGATGAAGGCCGTTACCTTGGTACAGTCTGTCGTGGAGACTTAGCATTGGCTAAAATGCCAGCAGGTAAGGTAAATGCCCGGAGAAAGCATTATGAAAACAAAGCAAATGATATGATGGATGCAGTAAACGCCCAGCTTATGAAAAACTCTGATTCTCGTATGCCTATCTCTAACACAAGTAAATCGGTAACAACACGAGGAAGGCGACCTTCTTTTCAGAACTAGCTTTCTTCTTAACAAGGAGATGAAACAATGTCTACTACTAAAGCATTTCGTGGTTTCATTCCTGCTCGTAAAAAGAGTGGTGGCTACAATAACGAAGCCGTGACTGACATGATTACGTTGACTTCAACGGGTCAGGCCCAGTCGCCCACTAATAACATTTTCACAGGCGATCCGGTAGTTCTTCCGGGTGCAAACTTTGCAACGATTTCGCCTTTCATTGCGGCAACTCTTAAACCTTCTGGGGTTTTCATGGGCTGTCAATATGTAGAAAATGGAGAGCAGAAGTTTTCCCGCCATTGGAACGGGGGCTTGAGTGCCACGGATATTAAATTCTTTGTAATCACTGATCCAGATCAGACGTATTACATCCAAGCCTCTCTCTCGCTTTCAGCGGGTGAGTTGGCAATTGTCAAAAACTATAATGTAACAGTTAGTTCCACTGCAAGTTCAGGAAGTACAGTCACAGGTCAGTCTAGTTACTACCTTGACGGTGCGTCAGGCACTGAAGCAGCGGCAGCGGTTCGTGTAATTGGTAAAGCTAAATACCCAGACGAGAAAGATTCGGATGCGTATCCAATCGTTGAAGTATGGCTCAACCATCATCGTGATCGTTTTGTAACTGCTACGGCATCAACAGCTTGATAGGAAGGAATTATTATGGCTATTAATAGAGCTAGTATTAGCAAAGAACTCCTTCCCGGTCTAAACGCTGTTTTTGGAATGGAGTATGGAGAGGTAAATAACGAACATGAACCTCTTTTCGAAGTAGAAAACTCAGATCGTGCCTTTGAAGAAGAAGTACTCTTCACTGGTTTCGGTACTGCACCCACTAAGGGTGAAGGAGCTTCTGTTTCTTATGATGACGCACAGGAAAGCTATTCAGCCCGTTATACGGCTGAGACGATAGCTCTTGCCTTTGCTGTCACCGAAGAAGCTATGGAAGATAACCTGTATGATACGTTTGCCAAACTTCGTGCGAAAGGTCTTGCACGGGCGATGGCGAACACCAAGCAGGTTAAAGCGGCAAACATCTACAACAATGGTTTCTCTGATACCATTGGTGATGGTGCTGCATTCTTCTCTGCTTCTCATCCAACCATTTCTGATGGTCTCCAGTCAAACCTTCTTGGTGCGGCTGATCTGTCAGAAGCAACCCTTGAGACTGCACTGACCACTGCTCAGAAAACCAAAGATGATCGTGGTATTCTGATTGGTGCTTCTGTAGTTTCTTTGCACATCCCCGTTGATTACTGGGCCGTTGCTGATAAGATTCTCAGCAGCCCCGGCAACACCGGAACGAGTGCAGCCAGTGCCAACCCCAATACGAATGCTATCAACGCTATTCGTAACATGGGTATGGTCCCTGAAGGCTACTACATTAACCGTCGCTTCACTGATACTGATGCGTGGTTTGTTAAGACTGATGTGCCTAACGGAACGAAGATGTTCGTCCGTTCTCCGCTTCAGACTAAAATGGAGCCTGACTTTGATACCGGCAATCTGCGATTCAAAGCCCGTGAGCGTTATAGCTTCGGTGTCTCTGATTGGCGTGGATGGTACGGTTCTGCTGGCTGATAAGATAGTTGAGAGGGGTAGTGTACAGGGTGAAAGCCCCCAAGCTACTCCTCTCATACTTATAAGGGAGTTATTATGACAACAAATATTAAAGTAGCACAAAATGTAAGTACCGATGGTGCTATTATCACAGGGTTTCGTTACGTAGATACCGGCCTAACACTTGGAGATGAAGGCACAGGTAGTACTCCTACGCCCTCACACACTCGTGTCATGGCTATGCACGTATACTCCACAATTGTTGGAGACATTATTATTAAAGGTACTAAACAGATTACGAATAAGACAGCAGCAGGTACAGCTATTCGATGGCGTGTTGGTGCTACTGATTCACAAGATACTTATGTAGGAGATATGGGTGTAGGCGTATTTGGAATTGTAAGCCTTGCAACTTCAGGTGCCGCTGCTATGCTCCCAACCATTACATTATATGTAGGCTAACGATGTCTACATACTCTGATTTAAAAGCAGCCTTAATCTCTACTACTGAGAACGACGGTACTGAATTTACTAATGAGATACCTAATTTCATTAGCAGAGCAGAGCTACGCCTGACTAAAGATATTGATGACTCAGGTTTAGATGAGTATACTGCTTTCTCATTTACGGCTAGTAATGCAGTTGTATCTCTTGGAGATAGAGTACGAATAGTTCGTAATGTAAATTTCACAACAAGTGCTGGAAGTAAAGTTAATTTACTTCAGAGGACAATTGAATACTGCAATGACTACTGGCCTGTAAGTGCTTCTACAGGTGAGCCACGTTATTATGCACGTAAGAATAACAGTTCTATATTTATAGTACCAACTCCTGCATCTGCTTTAACAGGAGAAATCCAAACAGCTTCCCAACCATTGGCCTTGGCTTCTGCTACAGGCACAAGTGTTACTACAGCAAATTATTTTACTAATTACTGTTATGACGCTTTATTTTTTGCTGCCATGATGGAAGCTACTATGTTTATGAAGGACTGGCCTACAGTTCCTGCATGGCAAGCTCAGTATGAAGCAGCAGTTATTACACTAAGAAACCAAGCTAGAAGGACACGTCAGGATGATATGGCAGTTGCTGCCTCACCTGCGGGTGGTCCTGATACAATTACACCGGGGAGTCCATAATGCCTAACACATCTACACCTACAATTATTACTCAAAAAAAATCAAAACCAATGACTATGGGAGAATTAAAAACTGCTGTCATGGAACGGCATGGTATTCAAAATCCTACTAGTTTAGAAGGTTCTACTAGAGAACAATTAATGAAAGCATTAACAAAACCTCCCATAGTTAAAAAATTTGAAGGTGGTAAAGTAAAGGGTTACAAAAAAGGTGGAACACTCAAAGAAGATAAAAGATATCAAGAGGGTAAAAAAACTCGTGGAAGAATGGAAATTCTTAAAAGGGATAAGAATAAACCCCGTAGTATAAAGAATGTAGCGACTGTAAAGCAAGACCCTCAAGATAAAGGACGATTAGGAACAGGTAAAAAGACTGGTAACAAAGTTTCTACTGTTACAGCCCGATCTCGTAAAGATGGTAAACTTAGAAATAAAACAGTTAATCTTTCTAAATATGGTAAAAGATTACCTACAAGTCCGATTGGAATAGCTGCTCTTCTTGGACCTATTGCTTATGATCAAATGTCCAAGACTGGTGCTGAAAGTTTTAAAAATATGAAAGAGGTTGAACGTGGTAAAATGCGTAAAACTATCCAGAATATAAAAGGAACTCCTAAAGAAATTGCTAAAGATAAAAAAGCAAAGAAAGTAGTAACTGCACCTAGACCTAAACGTAAACCAAAAGTTTCACAAAATAATAAAATTAAAACAAATAATCTTAAACCTGAAGTATTTATCTCTGGAGATGTATCTTATGATATGAAGAATCAACCTAAGAGGATGGGTGGCGGTAAAGTAGAATATAAAAAGCATGGTGGTAAAGTAATTAAAACAAACATGTCTGGAGATGATGTAGTTCGTGGTTGTTATGATTAGTAGGTCTAGTGCTAGACAACAAATTACAAAGCCACCTAAGAAAAAACCTAAAGTAAAAGGAAATTTTAAATGGAAAAGAAAACCGAAGTAAAAACAGTAGCTGTCGTTGAACAGCCTGTCAAGAAGCCAGAATCTAATCCTAATAATAATAATATTGGAATAGCTTGTTTTGTTGCTGTAGGTATTGTTCTTCTTGCAATTGTAATCTACAAAAAAGTAAAGGGAAATAAATAATGCCGGGACCACATACACTAATTGATCGTAGTATTCCACTGAATGACATCGTAGGTAAACCTACAGGTCAGGGATTTGGTGCTGCACGTAAAGGACCATCAGTTACAGGTAAAGCAAAAGATGCTGTTGTTGATGAAGACTACCAACAGGG